GTTACTGTATCTCAACTTTCAAGAGGTCAATTTACTGGACTAAATCAAAAAGGATCTCAGGGTGGAGAAATTGACATATTGAGAACATATAAAATTCATGGAGTATTTCCAACAAGTGTTTCTCAAATTGATGTTTCATATAATAATGAAAATGAAATTGAAGAATTTACTGTAGATTTACAAGTTCAGTGGTGGGAAGCTGCAGATGCATCCAATTCTACTACCTCACAAGTAGTCTAAATACTTTATAGTTTATAATTATACAATGGCAAAACTGTTTGGGTTTTCAATTGAGGATGAGGGTCAATTATCAAAGACAGCAATATCTCCTGTTCCAGAAAATAACGAAGATGGAGTTGATTATTATTTAACCAGTGGTTTTTATGGACAATATGTAGACATTGAAGGTGTCTACAGAAATGAATATGACCTGATTAAAAGATATAGAGAAATGGCACTTCACCCAGAATGTGACAGTGCCATTGAAAACGTAATTAATGAGGCAATTGTTAGTGATTTAAATGATTCTCCAGTTGAAATTGAACTTAGTAATTTAAATGCAAGTGATGGATTGAAAAAAGTTATAAGAGAAGAATTTAAATATATTAAAGATTTAATGGATTTTGACAAAAAATCTCATGAGATTTTTAAAAATTGGTATATAGATGGAAGAATTTTATATCACAAAGTTATTGATCTAAAAAAACCAGAAGAAGGACTTCAGGATATTAGATTTATGGATGCATTGAAAGTAAAATATATCAGAAAAGAAAAAAAGAAAAATGATAATTTTGCAGGAATATACAGGTCCAGAGATGAAGCAAGTGATTTTAATGAACCAGAAATAGAAGAATATTTTTTATATTTTCCTCAAGGTCATATTCAAAAAACTGCTGCAGCAAACAAAGGAATTCCTATTGCAAAAGATGCTATTACATTTGTGACCTCAGGTCTTGTAGATAGAAATAGACAATTGACTTTATCATACCTTCACAAGGCAATTAAAGCACTCAATCAACTTAGAATGATTGAAGATGCTTTGGTAATTTACAGAATTTCAAGAGCACCAGAAAGAAGAATATTTTACATTGATGTGGGCAACTTACCTAAAGTAAAAGCAGAACAATACCTCAGAGAGGTGATGGGTAGGTATAGAAATAAACTTGTTTATGATGCAAATACTGGCGAAATGCGTGATGATAAAAAGTTTATGAGCATGATGGAAGATTATTGGTTACCAAGAAGAGAGGGTGGAAGAGGAACTGAAATTACAACTCTTCCTGGTGGACAAAACTTAGGAGAACTTACTGATGTTCAATATTTTCAAAAGAAATTGTTTAGGGCACTAAATGTTCCAGAATCTAGAACTGCCTCTGATGGTGGATTTAATTTAGGAAGATCATCTGAAATTCTTAGAGATGAATTGATGTTTGGTAAATTTGTTGGAAGACTAAGAAAAAGATTTAGTAATATTTTTCATGATTTATTAAAAACACAATTAATCTTGAAAAATATAGTAACTGTAGAAGACTGGAATAAAATGAGTGATCATATTCAATATGATTACCTGTATGATGGTCATTTCTCAGAACTTAAGGAAACTGAGCTGATGAATGAGCGTTTAAATCTTATGGTTGCAATTCAACCATATATTGGAACTTATTATTCTAAAGATTATATAAGAAGAAAAATTTTGAGGCAGACTGATCAAGAAATCAATGATGAAAATAAATTGATGGAAAATGAAATTAAAAGTGGAGAATATCCAGACCCCAAACTAATGCCACCAGTTGGACCAGATGGTATGCCACTAGAACCAATGGCAGCAGGTAATCAAACTTTAGGAGCAAATCCAAAAGAATCTGATCTTTCTAGTGCAGATAAAACAACTTCAATAAATGCCAAAGGTGCTGAAATATAAATAATTCAATATACCTAGTATTTTTATGAATCCTTCTGCTGAGTTTATGGATATGGTACTTTCTGGTTCTTCTCCAGAAGAAGTATCTGACAAAATAAAAGAAATTTTATATTACAAATCTTCAAATACCATTGATGAAGTAAGACCTGCTATAGCACAAACTATGTTTGGATTAGAGGAAGAGTAATGTCACTAAAGATTGTTCAAACCATCCCAGCAGTACTTCCACCAAACAATGGAATTGCTACTAGTGGAGTAATTAATTTACAAACTGGATATTTAAGATTAAGTGCTCTTGGGGGAGGGTGTCATATTGCAGTCATAGATGGAAATTCTAATGTTGCAGTATCATCAGAATCCTCCTTTATAATTCCACAAAATACTAGTGAAATTATTAAAGAAAGAGTTGCTAGACAAAAAATTTCAGGAATAACAACTGGTGCTACAACAACTGTTTCATTTGGTGAAAATTTTGGTAACCCATTTGTTGTTGGGGATCATGTAAGTATTATTGGATCTCAACATGCTGGAATAAACACTTCATATGTAGAAATTTTATCTAAAACTGATTCTTCAATTATTCTTAATTTTAATAGCACTGCAGTTGGTGGAGCATTGACTGTAACTAATGCAATTGTTTCAAGATCTATAAAAATTGAAGTATATCCTGAATTAAACAACTCACATCTTCATATTGCAGAAGTACAAATAGCATCTCAGGCATAATCCAATGAAACTAATTACGGAAGAAATAGAATCAGTAGAAATTATTACAGAAGAAAAAGATGGGAAAAAAACCTTGTATATTCAGGGACCATTTCTTCAAGCAGAAGTAACTAACAGAAATGGTAGGTGCTATCCAATTCAAATTCTCTCCAGAGAAGTTGATAATTATACCAAGAATTTTATAACTCAAGGAAGAGCACTTGGGGAACTTGGACATCCAGATGGACCAACCGTAAATCTGGATAGAGTTTCACATATGATTACAAGTCTCAAATCAGAAGGAAATAATTTTGTAGGTAAAGCAAAAATTCTTGATACCCCAATGGGAAATATTGCTAAGTCTCTTCTAGGTGAAGGAGTTAAACTTGGTGTTTCTTCTAGGGGAATTGGATCTCTTATAGAAAGAGATGGAGTAAAATATATTGGAGATGATTTTATGCTTGCAACTGCAGCAGATCTTGTTGCAGATCCATCAGCACCAGATGCCTTTGTTCAGGGCATCATGGAAGGAAAGGAGTGGGTGTGGGATGGAGGAAAACTGAAAGAAATAAATGCTTCTATTACTCAAAGAAAAGTTGAAAGACTTTCAGAAAGTAAAGAATTAAATGAAAAATCCAAATTAAAATTGTTTGGAGAATATCTGTTAAATCTGTAATTTATAAATAAATATAGAATAAATCAAAGATTTTTATTCGGAGCATACAAATGAGTGTCGGTAACGATTTACAAGAAATGGAAGTATCTACTAAAAAATCTGTCACTGCAGTAAACAAAGGTGCTAAACCTGGAGAGTCTATGCAAAGAGCAACTATTCCAGGAGAAGGTCTTGTTAATGGAGTTGAAGATTTAGGAGGTCCAACTCCCCAAAATTCAAAACCAGATGATGAGTCAAATAAGTATAAGACTCCTGCTTCTAAATTAAAAGCAGTTAGAGATGTTCAACATAAAGGTGCAAAGGGTCCTGATCCAATGCAACATGCCAACACATCTGCTATGTCTTATGAAGAAACTGAATCAGACGAAGAGGACCTAGTTCTTGAATCTGATGAATCAGAAGAGGACCAAGTAGAGGGTGATGAGTATACTGATGATGATGAAGAAGAAACTATCTCTTTAGAAGAGACAATTAATCAAATCATCAATCAAGATGTTGATTATTCAGAAGATATTAATGCTCTTATGGAGGGTGAAGATCTTTCTGAATCTTTCATGAACAAGGCAACTACTATTTTTGAAGCTGCAGTTAAATCTAAATTGATTGTAGCACTAGAAGCAATGCAAGAGCATTTTGACCATGCTCTTGTACAAGAAGTCACCTCAATCAAAGAGGAACTTACAGAAAGAGTAGATGCATATCTTGAGTATGTTTCCGAAGAATGGGTTGAAGAGAATGCTCTTCAAATTGAAACTGGAATCAAATCAGAATTATCAGAGTCCTTTATGACTGGTCTAAAAGGACTCTTTGAAGAACATTATGTAGAAATCCCTGAAGATAAATATAATGTGTTAGAGGGAATGGTCGAAAGACTAGATGAAATGGAATCAAAACTCAATGAACAGATCGAAAGAAATGTTCAATTAAATCAAAGACTGTGTGAAGCAGTAAGCGACACTATTATCAATGAAGTTTCTGAAGGGTTAGCTTTAACTCAGAAAGAAAAACTTGCAAGTCTTGCTGAAAGTGTTGGGTTTGAAGGTGAAGAAAACTATCGTGAGAAACTGGAAACTCTGAAGGAATCATATTTCCCAAGAGCAACAGGATCTCGTAGAGAAGAAATACTGATTCAAGAAAATGTAGAGGAATATTCTCCTCAAATGAATTCATATCTGAAAGCAGTGTCTAAATTCTCAAAGTGAACTTTAAGTTATACTAAATATTTGTAGTTAAGCAAACACTTACCAAGACTAAACAAGGAGAAAAAGCAAATGTTCCTCAATGAACAAATGCAGAACAAGTGGCAACCTCTTCTGGAAGCAGAGGGTCTTGATCAAATCAAGGATCCATACAGAAGAGCAGTTACCGCTCAACTGCTAGAAAACCAAGAAAGATTTTTAAGAGAAGAGAGAGCCTTCATTTCTGAAGCTGCTCCTAATATCAACACCCAGTCACAGTCAAACCCAGGATTCTCTGGTTCTGCTACTGCTGCAGGTCCTGTAGCTGGTTTTGATCCCGTTCTGATTTCATTGATCAGACGCTCCATGCCCAATCTGGTTGCATATGATCTTGCTGGTGTTCAACCAATGAATGGTCCTACTGGACTAATCTTTGCAATGAGAACCAGATATGTTAATCAGTCTGGACAAGAAGCTCTATTCAATGAGCCAGATACTGCATTCTCAGCACAAAACAACAGCGCAAACCTTACTCAAGGTGATTACACTGGTGGTTCTGATGGTGGTGTATCTGTAGGTTTTGGTACTACTGGTTTTGCTCTTGGTGGCAATGCTGCTGGTAGCAACCCTTCCCTATTGAATTCTGCAGGTGCACTTGGCGTTGACTACAAAGTTGGTCAAGGTTTTGGAACTTCTGCTTCTGAAGCATTGGGTGATGATGCTGCTAATGCATTCAACCAAATGGCATTCAGCATTGAGAAACTTTCAGTTACTGCAAAGTCTAGAGCACTCAAGGCTGAGTACACCCTAGAGCTAGCACAAGACCTCAAGGCAATTCATGGTCTTGATGCTGAAGCTGAGTTAGCAAACATTCTCTCAACTGAAATCCTTGCTGAAATCAACAGAGAGATCATCAGAACCATCTATAAGGTTGCTGAAACTGGTGCACAAACCAATGTGTCAAATGCAGGTATCTTTGACCTAGATGTGGACTCTAATGGTAGATGGTCAGTTGAGAAGTTCAAAGGTCTTCTGTTCCAACTTGAGAGAGATGCTAATGCAATCGCTCAAAGAACAAGAAGAGGAAAGGGCAATGTAATCCTTTGTTCTGCTGATGTTGCTTCTGCACTCACAATGGCAGGTCTTCTTGATTACACTCCTGCACTCAATGCTAACTTGAATGTTGATGACACTGGAAATACCTTTGCTGGTATTCTCAATGGCAAGTTCAAGGTTTATATTGATCCTTTCTCAGCAAACCTTTCTGCTGAACAGTATTATGTTGTTGGGTATAAAGGAACCAATCCTTATGATGCTGGTATCTTCTACTGCCCATATGTGCCTCTCCAAATGGTACGTGCAGTTGGTCAAGATAACTTCCAACCTAAAATTGGATTTAAGACCAGATATGGTATGGTTGCAAACCCTTATGCAGAAGGTACTGATCAAGGTCTTGGTAGAATCCAACAGAACACAAACAGATACTACAGAAGAGTACAAGTTAAAAACCTCATGTGAGTTTTTTCAACTCTTTCCCAAAGGTCCCCAAAAGGGACCTTTTTTTATGAGAATAAATAGTTCAAAAAATGGCAACAAATCCTTGGGATAATCAACCAGGAAATAGAAACTTTTTATCTCCAGTTGGTTTCAAATTTAAATTACAAAAAGCACCTAAAGTAGACTTTTTTGCAAACTCAGCAAATATTCCTTCCATTACTTTAGGATCTGCAATTATGACTCGTTATGGTAAAAACATTGACATTCCAGGCGATAAAATGAATTTTGAAGATTTTAATTTAAGATTTTTAGTAGATGAAAATCTTCAAAATTATATGGAAATTCAAAATTGGATGAGGGGTCTTGGGTTTCCATATAGTCTAGAGCAATATGATGATTTACAAGAAAGTGCTAACAACGACAACATACCAGGATTAGCAAGAGCAAGATTTTATGAAGAATCAGATGGTACTCTTCAAATTTTAAACAGCAATTATGTTACTAGTGCTCAGGTTCTTTATTATGGAATGTACCCTACATATCTTTCAACATTACAATTTGATGCAACAGAGGAAGATATTAGATATTTTACAGCAGAAGTAAATTTTAAATACACTTATTACAAAATAGTTGATGCAATAGGAACACCTTTATGATCTCTCTTGATGAAATTCAAATGATGTGGAAAAAAGATTCAGAAATTAATATAGATGATCTTCATAATGAATCTTTAAATATTTCACCACTACATTCAAAATATTATGAAATTTATAATAACATTACATTATTAAAAAAGCAATCATTAATTACTTATAAAGTAAAAAAATTAGAAAGATCAAATTTCTATAATGGAAAAGCGGAACCAGAAGTTTATCAAGAGGAACCCTTTCCATATAAAATCAGAGACAAAGAAAGTTTATCAAGATACTTAGATGCTGATGAACACTTAAATAAAATTTTACTTAAAATTGATTATTATGATGTAATATTAAAATATCTTGAAGAAATTATAAAAATGATTTCCAATAGAACTTATCAAATTAAAAACTCAATTGAATTTTTAAGATTTCAATCTGGAACATAATATGTCTGATTTAGTTATTTCAAAAAAAAATGAAGTATATTTAAAAGTAGAATGTGATGCTCATATCAAATATGAAATAAGTGATCAATTTACTTTTGATGTTCCTGGGGCAAAATTTATGCCACAATACAGAACTAAGCATTGGGATGGAAAAATTCGTTTATTTAATATTCAAACTGGAGAAATCTATGTTGGTCTTTTAGATAAATTAATTGATTTTTGCGAAAATCATAAGTATAAATTTGAACTAGAATATAGTAAATTTTATGGTCTTCCTGGAGATATGAATGATTCTATTTCATTAGAGGGTGTTGAAGACTATATGAAAAGTATCTGTTCTCATGAACCAAGAGATTATCAAATAAAAGGAGTTTATGATGCATTAAAATATAACAGAAAACTTTTAGTTTCTCCAACTGCTTCTGGAAAATCATTGATGATTTATTCTATAGTTAGATATTTTACGGAACAACAAAGGAATATACTTCTTGTAGTGCCTACCACATCCCTTGTAGAGCAAATGTATAAGGACTTTGATGACTATGGTTGGAGTGCAGAAGAACACTGCCACAGAGTCTATGGAGGCAATGAAAGAGTATCAGACAAGCAGGTTACTATATCAACTTGGCAATCAATATACAAATTAGATAAGTCTTTTTTTAAAAATTTTGATGTTGTAATTGGAGATGAGGCTCATCAATTTAAATCTAAATCTTTAATTAGTATTATGTCTAAATTACTAGACACCAAATATAGATTTGGATTTACAGGAACATTAGATGGAACTCAAACTCACAAACTTGTACTTGAAGGTTTGTTTGGTCCAACATACAAATTGATTAAGACTGATGAACTTATCAAAAAAGGATATCTATCTAAATTAAATATTAAAGTTTTATTACTAAAACATGAAGGAAAAAAAATTAATGATTATGAAGAAGAGGTGCAATATTTAATTTCAAATGATAAAAGAAATAAATTTATTAAAAACTTAGTTTTAGATTTAAAAGGAAATACTTTAGTTCTTTTTAATAGGGTTTCCACTCATGGTGAACCACTTTATGATCTCATAAATAATAATGTAAGTGAAAATAGAAAAGTTTTTTTCATTCATGGTGGAGTTGATACTGAAGAAAGAGAATTGGTTAGAAAAATAACAGAGGAGGAAAAAAATGCAATTATTGTTGCTTCTTATGGCACTTTTAGTACAGGTATCAATATTAGAAACTTACACAATGTTGTATTCGCATCACCAAGCAAATCTAGAATCAGAAACCTACAATCTATAGGTAGAGTTCTTAGGAAAGGAAAAGAAAAAGTCTCAGCAACATTATACGACATTGCAGATGATATAACTCACAATGGTAAAAGAAATTATACTTTAAATCATTTAGTTGAGAGAATTAAAATCTACAATGAAGAAAATTTTGATTATGAAATAATTAGTATAAATTTTAACAAATGATAGAAGAAGAATTTTATTCAGCAATCAAGCTGGTATCTGGTGAAGAAATATTTGCACTGGTTTCTGTTTCCGAAGAGGAAGAAAGAACCTTTTTAATTCTTGATAATCCTGTTATCATTACTCCAGTGCGTAATAAAATTGGCATGATCTATGGTTATAAGGTGGAACCTTGGATGAATATTCCAGATGATGATATGTATATTATTGAGATGTCAAAGGTTATCACTATGACAGAAGTAAACAATGAACAGATTATTAAAATATATCATAAATTTAATAAATCAAATTCAAAAATGACAATAGACAGAAAGATGGGATTTATTTCTAAAGTAAATGATGCCAGAAAGTCTTTAGAGAAGACTTATAATAATAGTTAGTTATTATTTTTCTTGAAACCCTACAGAGTTATTTTAGTTGAATAATTAAAACTTGTCAACTACTTGTCAAAACTTCATAATAATGTTATCATTTAAATACTTATAAAATAATTTCATGTTAGCAGTAATGGCTAAAGGTAAAAAAAGATCAGAGCATTATGTAAGTAATAAAGATTTTCATCTAGCTCTTCTTGAGTATAAGAAACTAGTTGTTAATGCTAAAGAAAAAGAATTACCAAGACCAAGGATTCCAAATTATCTTGGTGAGTGTTTTCTTAAGATTGCTACGCACTTATCATATAAACCAAACTTTGTCAATTATATGTTTAAGGATGATATGGTTTGTGATGGAATTGAAAATTGTGTACAATATATTGATAATTTTGATGTAGAAAGAACAAATCCATTTGCATATTTTACTCAAATTGTTTATTATGCATTTCTAAGAAGAATTGCTAAAGAAAAAAAGCAACTTGAAATTAAAACTAAAATCATAGAAAGATCTGGATTTGATGAAGTTTTTACTGCAGACATATCAGATATGGGAGATTGTTCTTCTAACATGAATAACATTAAAGATAATATCAATTATAGATTTTTATGAAAGTTGCAATCATAACTGACACACATTATAATTTTAAAAAAGGGAGTCAAATATTTCATGATTACTTTGAAAAATTTTACAATCAAATATTTTTCCCCACATTAAAAAAATTAAAAATTAATACAGTTATACATTTAGGAGATATATTTGATAATCGTAGAACAACTGATTACTGGAGTATTGAGTGGACTAGGAGAGTAGTTTTTGAACCCTTAAAAAAATATAATCTTCATATGATTTTGGGAAATCATGATATTTTTTATAAGAATACAACCAAACTAAACAGTCCTGAATTATTGATTGGTGATTATAAGAACATCAACTTGTACACTAAACCAACTAATGTACAAGTTGGTGAACAAGAAGTGTTATTCATTCCTTGGATCACTCCAGAAGGTGAGTCTGAGACCTTAGCAGCAATTCAAAATACCTCAGCAAAGGTTGCTATGGGTCACTTGGAATTGGCAGGGTTCTATGCTCATAGAGGACATTTGCAAGATGAAGGAAAAGATAAATCAATATTTAATAAATTTAATCAAGTTTTTTCTGGACATTATCATACTAGAAGTGATGATGGTAAAATTTATTATTTGGGGAATCCATATCAATTATATTGGAATGATTATGGAGATTCTAGGGGATTTACTATTTGGGACACAGAAACAGGAGATATTCAACAAATAAATAATCCATTTGAAATGTTTAAAATTTGTAATTATGATGAAGAATCTCCAGAAAAAAATTTAAATCAATACACTGGATGTATTGTTAAATTGGTGGTTAAGAATAAAACAGAACAAAAAAAGTTTGATAAATTTCTTGATTCCTTAATCAAAACACAACCTTATGATCTTAAAATAATAGAAAATGTAAATATAAATCAAAATTTTGAATATGATGAATTGATGGAGCAAGAAGATACTCTTTCTTTGCTTAAAAGGTATGTTGATGAATCTGAAATTCAGTTAAATAAAACTAGGATTAAAGACTTAATACAATCAATTTATCAAGAGTCATTCCAAATGTAAAATGTACATACTAACAATAGTAGGAAGAACTCAAGAAGGAGCATTTGCAGTAGAAGACATAGATGGGGAAAAGATTCTCTTTATGTTTGAAGAAGAAGATGATGCTCAAAGATATCTTTCTATGCTAGAAGAATTAGATTATCCAAATATGGAAATCACCGAGGTTAATCCTCATATTGCAATTATGGCTTGCGACCATTTGAATTATGGTTATGTTATAATTACCCCAGATGACATTGTAGTTCCTCCAGATTATGATAAAGTTTCAGAACCTAAGGTATAAAAATTTTTTAAGTTCAGGAAACCATTGGACAGAACTTAAATTAAATAAAAACACATCAACCTTGATAGTTGGACATAATGGAGCAGGTAAGAGTACTATTTTAGATGCTCTTACCTTTGTTCTGTTTAATAAACCATTCAGAAAAATTAATAAAAATCAATTAATTAATAGCATTAACGAAAAGGATTGTTTAGTTGAGATTGATTTTTCTGTAGATAGCATACCATACACAATTAAAAGAGGTATGAAACCAACTCTTTTTGAAATTTATAGAGAAGGAGTTTTATTTGATCAGTCATCATCATCTAATGATCAGCAAAAGTGGTTAGAACAATCTCTTTTGAAATTAAATTATAAATCATTTACTCAAATTATAATACTTGGGTCCTCCAATTTTGTTCCATTCATGCAACTATCTTCTCAACATAGAAGAGAAGTTGTTGAAGACTTATTAGATATTAAAGTTTTCTCAGTAATGAATGATGTATCTAAAATCAAAATAAAAGAAATTAAAGATGAATTAAAAGAATTATCTTATAAAAAAGAAAATTTAGAAGACAAAATAGAATCTCAAGAGAATTTTATAGAAAAAATTAATAAAAGAAGAACTCAAGATGTTGATAATAAAAAGGAAAAAATTATATCTATTGTAGAACAAGTAGATCAACTTGCATTAGAAAATCAAAATATTCAAGTAAAGGTTCTTGATAAAACAAATTCCTTAGAAGAACTTGCTTATTCTGATTCTATATTAATTAAGTTGGAAAAATTTAATGCCAAGATAGAGCAAAAATTATCTAATCTAATAGAAGATCATAAGTTTTTTAAAGATAATAGGGTTTGCCCTACCTGCACACAAACTATTGAAGAAGAATTTAGGTTAAATAAAGTTGCTGTTATTGAAGACAAAGCAAAGGAAATTCAACAAGCTCAAAAAGATCTTCAACAATCAATTGAAATTGAATCTCAAAAACAACAAAATTTTATAACATTCAGCAAAGAGGTATCAAATTTAAACAATGAAATTAATTTTAACAACGTTAAAATTTCTGGACTTAGAAAGCAAATCGAAGAATTTGAATCAGAAATTCAAACACTTACATCCTCAAATAAAGATGCAAATATTGAACATGCAAAGTTAAAGTCTTTAAAAGAATCTTTAGATTTAATTTTAGAAAATACTTCAACTAAAAAAGAAGAGTTGCAAAACTACGAATTTATTAGTCTACTTCTTAAAGATGATGGAGCAAAATCTAAAATTATTAAAAAATATTTACCAGTTATTAATAGCAATTTAAATAAATATCTGGAGATTTTAGACTTCCCAGTAAACTTTACTTTAGATGAAGAATTTAATGAGAAAGCTTTAAATCCAATTTATGAAGATTTTTCGTATTCATCATTTTCTGAGGGTGAAAAAATGAGAATAGATCTTGCTCTTCTGTTTACTTGGAGAGAAGTTGCTAAAGTAAAAAATTCAATTAATACTAATTTATTAATTCTTGATGAAGTTTTTGACAGTTCTTTAGATGAAGCAGGAACTGATTATTTTACAAAAATTATTAAATGTGTAGTTAAAGATTCTAATACTTTTGTAATATCTCATAAAGTAGAAGACCTTTTAGAAAAATTTGATCAAACAATTAAGTTTGAGAAAAGAAAAGGATTTAGTGTTATGCTTGACGTTGATTGAATTTACTGCTATCATCTTAAGAAGTAACCTATGATTTTTGTTATGTTTGGTCCTGATGATGAAAAAACTAACATTGAAGACTATTATTCCCTTCCTCTAATAATAAAAGATCCAATAGATGATTCAAATAAAAATCATTTTTGGAAATATAGTGAGGATAAAATTCTAAAACAACTGCAAGAATATATCGCAGGAACTTATAATCAACATTATGTAGATAGAACTGGTGGTGGTACTGAACAAACTTTGGATAAGATTAAGCACAATAGAAGAGAAGGATTTTGTGCAGGTAATGTTACAAAATACATTGATAGGTATGACACTAAAGGAACTCCTCGTGCTGACTTATTTAAGGTGTTGCATTATACTATCTTATTAATTAATCATCTCAATCTTGTTGAGAAAAAATAAAATTTAAAACTATGAAACTTTCTGAATCTACTCTCAACATTCTTAAAAACTTTTCTTCTATTAATCAGTCTATTTTGGTGAAGCAAGGAACTAAGCTTCGTACTATCTCAGTAATGCAAAATATTCTTGCTGAAGCAGATGTAGAAGAAAATTTTCCAAAAGATTTTGCAATCTATGATCTTAACCAATTTCTAAATGGTATTGGTTTACATCAAGATCCTGATCTTGATTTTGCAGAAGACTCTTATCTTGTTATTAGAGAAGGTAAAAGAAAAGTAAAATATTTCTTTGCTGATCCTGAAGTAATTATATCTCCTCCAGAAAAAGGCATTTCCCTTCCAAGTCAAGATGTATGTTTCCAGTTAGATAATTCTCATCTTAATAATCTAATTAAAGCATCTGCAGTATATCAACTTCCAGATTTATCTGCTATTGGTGCAAATGGAGTAATTAGTCTTGTTGTTCGTGATAAGAAGAATGATACTACTAATGAGTATTCAATTGTTGTTGGTGAGACTGATGCCACATTTACTTTTAATTTTAAGGTTGAGAATATTAAAATTATTCCAGGATCTTATGATGTTGTAATTTCTAAAAAATGTATTTCTAAATTTACTAATGAGAAATATAATCTTAACTATTTTATTGCACTTGAACCTGATTCCACTTTTGAATGAATATCTTTGTCACATCCCCATTTCCTACAGAAAGCGCCACTTGTCTTCCTGACAAACACATAGTCAAAATGCCCTTAGAGACCTGCCAAATGCTCTCCATTGTAGCATCAGAGAAATGGGGACATGGATATGGAACTCTACCCAAGGCAGATGGAACTCCCTACAAGACAGACAAGGGGGCATTTCGTAATCACCCCTGTACAAGATGGGCAGCAGAAACTATTGACAATGCCTATTGGTTAATTAAGTGGGGTATGAACTTGTGTGATGAATATACTTTGAGGTATAATAAAACACATTCTTGCTACAAGACACTTGTAGATGCCTATTATATTTTCCCCAAAGGTAAGATTACTAAAGTGACCTCATTTGCTCGTGCTATGCCAGATGAATATAAACTTGATGAAAGCATTGACACT